TGAACAAATGGTAAATCGCCAAACGGATTATCAAACCATGGGTCAAGCGCCACAACCAAACAGCGAAGAAGAATATTTGGATTTAAATAATTTTAATGCTAATTATGGAGATAAAAAACATGTAGACGAATATTATAAAAAATACGTGCCTGATTATACGCGACAACGCAATCCAACTTATTCAAATACTTATTCAAACACCAACACGAATACAACTATGGATTATAGTTTCCAACCTGAGAATAATAACGATGTTTTATTGCAAAAATTAAATTACATGATTCATTTGTTGGAAGAAAAACAAGATGAAAAAACAAATAATGTGACAGAAGAGATTGTATTATATTCCTTTTTAGGCATTTTTATTATATTTATTGTAGACTCTTTTGCTCGTATTGGAAAATATGTTAGATAGAGACAACTAATGATTACAATTAATTCAAAATAAACGCCTTTTCGGGTTTAAAGGTTGGATAAGCAAAATTATAAAAAAAATAGGCGGTTGGACTGACAATATAAGGTTTTGTTTTTATTCTTATATTTTCAATAATAGCATGATTATGCGAAATGTTTTCTATTGTCGCAAAACCGAAATAATGTTTTTCCGACGTTTTCCAAAAACTACATTTGAACCCTTGTACGAATATGCTATGACCACTATTAATGGATGCAAAACAAGAGAGAATCTCCATATTTTTTTCAATAAAAGAACAGGTTTTTCTATAAAAATAAGCACATACGATTTCGTTTTCTAATAAAACCGCATAAATGAAAATATTATTTGTTTTAATTAATTCCATCAAATTAGATGTTTCAGGATAAATAAGAATATCAAAACGGTCTCGGTTTTGTTTAATAAAATCATATAACAAATGAAAATTCTGGAGAGAAATTTCTAATAGTGTGTATACAGGAGGCAAATCAGGCGGTTTTCGCCATTTGGTTACTTGAAACCCGTAGGTAGAAAACACACACACCGGGACAATTCCTGTCAAATCTTCTTCCCTCTTGAATAAATTCACATGAATGTTATGAATATGTCTTTGATTATAATAATGCGTTTGAATCATTTGTGGTGCAATTCCTTTTTTCCGATAATCTTTATCCACACATAAATAATCCACATAATAAGCATCTAGTTCATTCCTTATCATTTTATTCTGTTTTTCTTTGTTTATAATGATATGAATCGGACGTGAAGTCATTACGCTAACCATTTTTTTGTCTTCGATAGGCGAACCATTCTTTAAATCATTTAATAAAACAGTTTCATAATAAAAAGTGAAAAAACATGGATTATGCCCTTTAAAATAAGGAACGATGTTTTCTTTTTTAGGTGCAAAGACATTTTGACCGTTCTGTAAATAGTGACTTCTTATTAAATTTGTCATTTTTTGTATTTCTAGTCTAGATGTTTTTTCAAAAAGAATAGTTTCAATATTTTTAAAATTGGTATATTTATTTTTTTTGGGTAATTCCATATCAATAATTCCTGGAGGGAAAAAGGCGTAACCTATGTCATATACATGAAATACTGGTTGAATAGACCAAAAGGGAAATTTTATTTTTATGTATGCTGTAGTCATAAAAATAACAAGAAGGATAGATATTAAAAGATAAAAGTAGAACAACATTATTATGGATTGATAAAAAAAGAATCATTCTTTTACTCATTTTTTACATAGGCATAGAAAGCATTTCAATTAAATCTTTGCAAACCTTGGCAATAGTACTTGTTAGTTTATCAACCTCAGGGACAGGAACATCTATGTCATAAGATGCATCAATTCTTTGTGCAACTACGGTGAGTTTAACCACGTTAGCTTTAATATTAACTGCACCAACAGATTTTAAGGTGGATGCTAAATTTGCAATTACCTTGGCATTTTCAGAATCAGATTGCGTAGGAGAAAAAAAGGTGTGTTCGAAATGTAAATTTAACTTTGTAGCTCCAAGCAATTGAATAGAAGAAACAGAAAATCCAGCCTCTGCTTTATTATTATCAGTGATATAACTCCACTTAGCAGAACCAGTTTCAGGTGAAAAAACGTGAACCTCTTCTTGACACATTATACTTATTACTAAGAGTAATTTTTTTACAAATAAAATAATTGATTACAGTATTTTACACATTTTCTCATTTAAAATGCCTATATAATTAGTACTTAAGCAACTCAGTATTCCATTTTCTTTCATTTTTTAAAGCCCATATTACATTATCAATTTGTAGTTCATAATAAATATCATTATTTATAATATATTTCTGGTTTGACTTTTCTACTGTATTTTTTTGTGTATTACTATAAAAATATAAATTAGTATTATTTGGGAAATCGGTAATATTTCCATTTGTATCAGTAAAATATAATAAAGTTTCATTTACGTTTACAACATCAGTTGTTATATTATAATAAACATTCCCAATACAATATTTTATAGTATTCACCATTTATAATACTTTACTTTATACATACGTTTAAGTTTTTTAAATATATATTTTATCTAATAATATGGGCATTTTAAATGAGAAAAGGTGTAATATGTATTTCAATAAGTAATAATTATTGAAATAATATTCCGACTTGCTGGATTCGAACCAGCGACCTGTTGATACCAATAAACTACTACAGTCAACCGCTCTACCAACTGAGCTAAAGTCGGGCAATATCCGTTGGATAATCTAAGTTATTTTGTTATTAATTTTGTTATTTAATTATATTAGGATTTTTGTAAAAATATTAACAATAAGTATGTCTGTAAAAGAAACTGTTTTAAACCCTATTGTAGGTACTACTGAATGGAATTATGTTGCCTTAAATAAGGCTGCGTTTGCAAAATTAACAATTTCTTCTATTCTAGGAACTACACAGTTACATTTTGTGCATATATTTTTTTCTCCTAAATGGAGTGATGAACAAAATAAAAAGATAATTGCACATTTGGTATCCACCTTAAAATCTGTTGCAGTTAATATTAAAGCTAACGTGGTTAAACTCACCGTAGTTGCACAAAGAATTGATGTTAGTTACGATACAGACGTTCCTATTGAGGTTGATAAACTAACAAGTAGTATTACCGAATTTAGTAAAAATTTAATTGAAATACTTTCTATGCCTAAGTAAAAATTCCGAGTTGCTGGATTTGAACCAGCGACCTGTTAATAATATACATGTTGTCTTTAAGTTGTTTTTCTAAAATACTTCTATGGTTTAGTAAAAATATATAAATATTGATGCTCATACCCGCAATTTAACAAATCAATCTGCGCTTGAATAATGAATCCGGCGTCTCTTGCTCTTGTAATAATGTCTTTTACATCTTCCATGTACAACAAATGCTCTTGTTTGCGTACTTTACCGGTATCAAACTTGAATTTTTCCTGAAATCGTGCAGTATCGGATTCTAATTCAAAATCGGCACTATAATCAAAACGGTCAAATTTGATTTTCGTATTCGTAATTCTCTTGTCTGCATATTTTTGAGGAGAGACAATATACAAAGGATTCCCAGGAGGCAATATAGGGTCGAATTTTTCTTTATTCACCACGTGAATCACCAAGTGTCCACCTGGCATTAACCACTCCATCGCATTATTGAAAAACCGGTCTTTGTCTTTAAAATAGTAAATAGTAAAATACAACGCTAATATGTGTGTAAATGAGTTGGGCTTGAATGTGCTTTCTTCCAAAGCATCGCCGATTTTAAATTTCAAACTAGGGAATTTTTCTCTTGCTTTTGCAATCATAGAAGGAGAGATGTCCAATCCAACTACATTAAAATTGGCGTCACTTAATTTAGCTACATGATTACCTGTTCCACAACCAATATCTAAAATAATACTTTCACTTGTAGGGTTGGTATTATTTACGATTTGTCCAATTTCATAATCCGTTTTTAATTGATTGAACATTAAAGAATCATATATTTCAGCATAAAATTCGTCATATATATGGACTGCGCCTCTTTTAAAAATAAAAGCATCGTTCTGCTCGTAACCTTCTTTTTTTGGCATTTGGACAGAATTAAATATGACCATTAAAATAAGCAACAAACAGATAAACAATAATATTTTTCCACAAACAGACATATTTTTATAAAAATTCATAAGTGATTTCATGGAATATTGCATTATATGTATTGTTGCTATTTTTTTTCTATAATTTTTATTATATGAGTGAAACAGAAATTACCGAAATAAATGATAAAAGAGAAGCAAAAGAGTTTAAAGGAATAAGTTTTTCAAAATTTAAAAAAACGGATGTATTAAAAGAATTACTAAATAGTTTAATTCATTCAAAAATAGAACCTGCGTGTTATTGGACTGCTGAGCTCATATGTGCAGGACATTATACTGATTTATGGGAGCTGGTTCTTTTTTTTTATAGCAAATTTATACATTTAGGAAATCCTAAATTGGCTATTTATTTGGAATTAAGAATAAGTCATTTTAAAGGAATAGTAAATAGCGGATATGTAAATAATGAATTAAGAATGCGAAATAATTATAAAATTCGCAAATTATTTGGTGAATTAATGTGTGTGTTATGTCAAGCGAAAAAAAAACATAGTTTTGATAATATCAAAATCAAAAAAGAAGAATATGATATGACTCTGACGGACCGTTTTAAAGCTCCAAATATTCATTATGGAGAAAAAGTATTTCTAAAAGAAGACCCCAAAGAATTATTTATTGCGATAAATGAATTAGCCTATCACGTTTCAAAAGACGGAAAGAATATTATTCAAGCTTGTTATTGGATTGAATGGTTAATGGAATTTGGAACTATTTGTAAAAAGAAAAAAGAGAAGTATCGTATCGAACGAAGAAATCAAATACCAGTAGAGCCAAAATTTCAAATGGAGGTTATTTGGTTAGTATGGGATTTGTTTTTGAAAGAATCACAAGAACATAATGAATTGATACAAAAAATAATCAAATCATTATTATTTCTTTTTACGTTGCGTTACAAAGCAGGATACGAAAAAAAAAGAAAATACATATTGTATTTTGTCGTTTCTTTGTTATGTGAAAACATAAATGTCCAAGAAGAAATTATTAAAGAAGAAAATAAACAAATCATTACGAATGTCATTAAAAAAATAGATTCTATTTATTGTCAAATCAAAAAAAACGAGGAATCTACCGGCACAGATTATTTATTTAAAGATGTGAAATCACAAAACTTGGAAAAAACGATTGAGAAATTGGAAAAGATGAACACATTCGGAGAGACTTTTATTCCTAGAAGCTAAACTGTAATTAGAATTTCTGTATTTGTAAATTTATCTTTTAATATTATGTCTGTGTCTGTCACTACTTTCGCGGCTGGGTTTTATAGACCAAGAAACTTAGCCTTTTATCAATCCAATTTTTTTATGACTTGTTTTGGAGGTGTTTATAAGATTAATTCTAACGGAGGTGTTACACAATTGACTTTAACTGGAGATACTTTAAGTAATCCACAAGGAATAACTGTTGATTCTTTAGGCAATTTGTATGTAGCTAATTACGGTAATAATACGGTTTCAAAACTCGTTCTTCAACTAGACGGGTCATATTCTTGTACCAACCTAACATTAACTGGAAATACTTTAAATGGACCATACGGAATAACTATGGATTCAGGCAATTTCTATGTAACTAATCAAAATAGTACTGTTTCAAAACTCGTTCTTCAACTAGATGGATCATATTCTTGCACCAACCTAAATTTAACTGGAACTTTAAATGGACCATACGGAATAATGATGGATTCAGGTAATTTGTATGTAGCGAATAACGGTAATAGTACTGTTTCAAAAATCGTTCTTTCAGGAAATAACGGAATCGTTACTACTTTCGCTACTGGGTTTTCTCTACCAAGAAACTTAGCCGTTTATCAACAAGATTTATTTATGACTTCTGATCAAGGTGTTTATAAGATTAATTCTAACGGATTTGTTACACAATTGACTTTGACTGGAGGAACTTTATCTAGTCCACGAGGAATAATTGTTGATTCAGGTAATTTATATGTCGTTAATTACGGTAGTAATAAGGTTTCAAAACTCATGCCTCAACTAGATGGTTCATATACTTCAACCTACCTAACTTTAACTGGAAATACTTTAAGTGGACCACAAGGAATAATTATTGATTCAGGCAATTTTTATATCACTAATTTAACTAGTAGTAATATTTCAAAACTTGTACCTCAACTAGATGGTTCATATTCTTGCACCAACCTAAATTTAACTGGACCGGATGCTTTAACTAATCCATATGAAATAACTATGGATTCAGGCAATTTCTATGTCACTAATCAAAATAACGTTTCAAAACTCGTGCCTCAACCAGGTGGTTCATATTCTTGCACCAAACTAAATTTAACTGGAACTTTAAATAATCCAGTAGGAATAACGATGGAGTCAGGCGATTTATATGTAGCTAATTATGGTGATGGTACTGTTTTAAAAATCGTTCTTTCAGGAACGAATGGAACTGTTTCTACTTATGTTTCTGGATTATTTACACCGAGAGATGTTGTATTCAATTCTGACAAGTATTTATATATAGCCAATACAAGTAATAGTACTGTTTCAAAAACAACCTCTGCTTCTTGTTTTAATCATGATACCAAAATTCTTTGTTTGAAGGAATGCCAAGAAGAATATATTCCTATTCAGGATTTACGAAAAGGAGATATGGTGAAAACGTATTTACATGGCTATCGCAAAATTGATTTGATTGGTAAAGGAACTGTTTCCAACAAAGCTCTTTGGAATGAATCCATGTACCGAATGGTGAAAACGGATACAAATGGTCTTTTTGAGGATTTGATTGTTACCGGAGGTCATGGTATTTTAGTGGATGAAGTGAGAGATGCATATGAAAAGTTTGGAATAAAATATAGTGAGAAAATCGACGACAAGTTTATCTTATTATCTGCAGCATCTGACGATTTTGTTAAATTAACAGACAACGATATTTACACGTATTATCATTTAGTGCCGGAAAATGATGGGGATGATAATCAACGCTTTGGAATCTGGGCGAATGGTATTTTATCCGAAACTCCCTCAAAAAATCAGTTTTTAGCACATGAATACGAGGACATGTAATTTTGTAAAAGACTTTTTCAGAAAACTAACAAAAAATCACAAAACTTGGAAAAAACGATTGAGAAATTGGAAAAGAACTTCGGAGAGACTTTTATAGAAGCTAGATTATTTTCAAGCCGAATTATATAAACCGATTTTGTATTTAGTTGTATAATAAATATGGTAACAGATACAAAAATGAAATTAATACGATGATATTAGTATTTGTATTTTTATTTACAAGATAGGAAGCAATCAAACACGACATTATCATCATGCCGCTATCAGACAAAATTGCTTTATAAGATACATCATTCGCATAATCCTTAAATGTGTCAATCATTTTATTTACTCCTCTGGGTATAAAACATATTCTTGAATAGAGAAAACCGTTCAAAAGTAAAAAATATTTGTTTTTTCTAGAAATTTATTATATGGAATTTTAAATTTTTCACACCAATTTACAGATTTTTGAATATTGTTTTTTTTGACAATTTCTATTTTTTCATTCTTATTGGTATTTTTAAATATATTGATAATTTGACACATGTATTCTAGTTGTTGCTGTCCAATAATAATATTGATATCATCTATTTTATTAATAAAATAATAAGGTATGTCTCCATCTATGATAGAATGTATATTTCCTTTTTTTTCATAAAACTCTTTTTTGATATCATTCAATCTGTCATAATAGGCATGTGCATTTTTCTCTCTTTGTTCATGAACAGTAAATCGTTTGCAAACTAAATATTTATTAAAATTCATTATATTTGTGGAATTCGGTTTTACAATATACGTCTTTTCAAATAACGAAGATAATATATATATCAAATCGACGATAGGTTTATAAAACACGTGATTTATTTTGATGATAGCGAATCCATTTTCATTTTGGTTTTTTATAATAATCATTAATAGATTGATAAAATGTAAAACATATGAATTTAAATCAGTAAAATCTTCATCGTTTATCTCATAAAATAACAAGTCGAATTTCTTATCATCCGGCATATTACATAAAGAATCATTCATCTCTTCTCTCAAAATATCAAAGCACATATTTGAATCTAAATAATTATCGCCAATATGTAGAAAATGTATCTGTTTGTTTGCAAACGATTCGAAACAATTCAGCGTTACAAGTATTTCAAACAATTCATAAAATAGATTTGTGTTTGTTTTTAATTTACTGACGGAATATTTCGTCCCTGGAACAACCGAAAAAATATATTCGTGTGTATGAAATTCATTCATTATTTTTTCAATATTATTGAACGAAATATCCATTTCTGTTTTAGTAATTTCTAACAATTGCGACATCACTTTATGGTAATAATTAAAGACACTAAAAGAAGTATACAATTGCGTTTCTTCATTATTTATGGTATGCTTTATTTGCATATTCATATTATTTTTTGGTAATATATAATAACTCATTTTACTATATATTATTAGAATTATTATTTAAGTAATTTTTGAACTTAATCGGATTTTAACACTAATTTTACCTTCTTTTTCTCTTTTTTTGCCTTTGGTTTTGGTTCGGGTTCTTTTGGTTCAGGTTCAGGTTCAGGTTCGGGCTCGGGTTGAGGTTCTTTTGGTTCAAGTTCTTTTGGTTCAGGTTCGGGTTCAGGTTCGGGCTCAGGTTCCTTAGGTTCCGATTCGGGTTCAGGTTCTTGTGCCTCAGTCGCAGGAACTAACAGTAATTTTTTATTCAATCTACGTATTTGGGTCGTTTTAGATTGAGTCTTTTTCAAGACCTCTTGTGCCTTTTTTGTTTCACTTGCATTCACAGCAATATCCATTTCATTATATTCGCCTAGTTCTAATTGGACCTTTTCTGTATTTACATGTCTCACTTTTTTATATATAAAATATCTATTTAAAAAGGAAATTTTCTTTTCGAATGCAGTCATTCTGTTTGCAGTTCCATATTCTTCTTTCTTGTATTTACGTATCTCATCTATCATACTGTCAAATAATATTTTAAACATGCCAGAACTTTCAGGAATATCCAAATCTTTACACTCGTTTTTATCCAGCAATTTGAACCCATAGTCCTCCATAATTCGATTCAAATAATTAAAATTCACCAAATATTCCGGAAACATTTTTCCAATCGACTCTTGGAATACGTTGATTTTATATCCAATACAACTTGAATTATCGTCAAATGTATCACTCGTATAAGCCTTATTTAATTCCCATATTTTTTTACCTTCTTCTACAATAACTATACTTTCGCCCGCTTTTTTTTTCTTTAGTAGTTTAAAAATTTCATTCCCGTCATAACAAGTCCCGATAAAGTAACCGCCAATTTTAGTGCATTCGGAAATATTTCTCATAAACCCTTGTAAGGTTTCCGGAGTTTGAAAGAAGTAGTGCAAAGCAAATTGGCAAGAGGATATATTAAATCCTTCTTCACCTTTTCCATATTGTCTAGCCACCCCTTTTCCAATATCTTTTGGTCCGATTCCAAAAACCGCTTTGGTGATTTGTTTTGCTTTATCATTCAACATAGCCGCGCCCGTTTTAATGTTGTAAGCACTGTTCCCATTCACAAACAACGCATAAGGTATATTCTTTTTTCTTTTTACACTTTCTAAATATCTAACACATGCACCGTCTAAACGATTTTCTAAATTATCAGGGGATACATCTATTCCAAACACAAAAGATAAATGCGCACTTATCCATTTAGGCAAATCACCCGCTTTTCCACAAGCATAATCAATAAGCGTATCCCCCTTTCTAGCCGTCTTTTTAATGAGCATGCTTTTCACAAATAGATTATGGAAATTTTTCATATTCTGTGTTTTGAATTCATTCGTATTTTTATTATAATAGACATCATCGTCTGTATTCATATCTGGAACATTCAATCCAGAGGTAATCATCTCCTCCGTAATCGGATTGTGAATAGATTTCCAATTGCTATTTGCAACATGATATGCGTTTCCGAAATTTTTAGCACCTTGCATCATCTCCGCAGTTTTATCATACCGAACTCTTAATGGAACCCATCTCCAGCCTTTTTCTTTGGAAAAGTCGTAACTAAATTCTACAATAGTATTGTCTTCGAATATTTCATTTTCTTCGGTAAACATTTGATTCGTATTGTTATCATCCTTTCGTAGCATAATGTTACAAATACCTGCGCTAGGGTCATAGGGTTTATTCGGATAAAATTGCATCGGAATAGTATCGTTGCTCTGTCTGTCTTCATATTGAATCATTCTGTATTCCGGTAAATTATCATCAATCACATCTTGACAAGGATTTAAGTAAATGGTCCCGTGTTTTTTTTCGCTGTATGTACAACGTAATTGGATTGTTTTGTATTCGCTCAATTGTCCGGCTACATGTTGCATGTTTTGTCCATCCTCAAAAATAACATTCACCGAATCTTTTCCATTTTTTTTAACGGTAGTCACTAAAAAGTCAATCGTGTTGTATTTAGGCGGCTTCCACTTGAAAGAGTAATTCCACGTAATTTTAGAAAGAGGTCCTGCTTCACCTACTTTATCCGACCCTACTCCAAAGAAAGCATGCGTAAATATGAGTCCATCGGTGTTATACTGAAATAATTGATTGGATACTTTCTGCATAATATCAAAACATGCGCGAAAGATATCACCATTTTCTATATTTTCTGGATAAAAACGTTTGCATGAATAGGTGACCGGTAATATTATATCTTTTATATTATCGGTTTTACGGTTAAGTTGTAGCACAGAAACAGCTTCTAATTCCCTCAATAATTTTTTCAATAATAAATATCTGGAATCTTCTGTTTTTATTTTTTTCACTTCGCCTTTTTTACTTGGTATTGAAATAAAAGGCAGCGCTCTAACATCTTTGTTATTGTAATAATAAATGTCAAATGCAGCAAATAAATTAATGAAGTTGCCTTGTTTGTCGTGATAAATAAGCTCCCCGTCTAATATAGTGCCAAATACTTTCTCATTTTTAGTAATAGTGCCTGTAAAGATAACATTCATATTCGTGTTGATGAAATATATTTTTCCGTCTGTATTGATAAACATTAAATGACGGTCTCCGTCGGCTTTATCTGTTACCACAAAGTCTTTTCTGATATTAGGTACGTTTGAATTCTCATTCAAAGACTCTATGTTTTCCATCTGAAGGGTAATGGAAGAAGGACCTACAAAATTCCCGGAATGAATAAACTTTTTCGGGTTGTATTCTTTATACAACAATCTCATATAAGATTCCAATACGGATTTTTGTTCTGGATAAGAAACCGGGAAATTCGTTCCCTGTAAACCAGATAAAACAAATTTAATTACCTTTCTTAAAGACTCCGTCACCTTATCAGATGTTTGAAAAGGAGTTCCTGGACCTATCAATTTATTATTTACCTCTAGTTCGATCTCATAGGTTTCTTGCTTTGAAAATATTCCTGAATCTGAAATACTATAATATTTCTCATTCTTGTCTGAATGTTTCGTAATACTGATGTCTACTAAAATAGGATAATCGGGGTGAGTAAAAGTAACACGATTAATATAACGAAACTTTTTAGGACTTTTTGACCAATTTTGAATAATGTAATACTTGGCTTTAGGTGAATTCTCTTCTACTTGGTACGAAACACGAAAGTTGAAATCGTTCACATCTACAGGAAGAATGATATTTTTATCTTTTGTATAACTTTTTTTGGTAAATTTGACTGCAGTAGGAACGGTTTTTTGCACTTCAGATATACTGTTGCTTTTACAATATAATTGCACCGCAGCTAGATTGGTTATTTCCGTTCGTATATTCGACATTTCAAATTTTCCTGTGTGAGGATTTGTGTGTTCTGTTTGAATACTTAAACGATATTCACCATTCTCACTTATGCTCGTAAACCCCAACGATTTTAATTTTGTAATAACGTTGTCGTAATCGTTTTTAGTAAGCTTTTTCACGTTTCGTGTTCCAAAACGAACTTCTAGTTCGTGATTCGTATTTACAGAAAATTCGAACGGTTTATTAGAAAAATAACGATTTATTAGTGTATCCATATTTGATTTCGTTTCGTTGCCCCTATCTAACTTTTCCTCCAAATCATTCGCTTTTTCAAAGATTTCCTCGGGAGCCTCTTTCTGTTCCGGTGTTTCTAAATTTTCGGAACTGGTTACACTTTCTATGTAACCGACAGGTTTTGTCCATGTACTAGTTCCGTCTTCAGGATTGAAATAATAATAGGCTTGTTTTGTATCTGAATATATCTTTTGCCAATTTCCCTTGAATGATTTTTCTTGTATTGACATTATAATATATAATAAATGATATTTTTAAATTATTCTTCATTTTTTTTAAAAATATTGAACGATAGATTCGTATAATTCATTCTTTGTTTTCTTTTTGGTTTCTTTATGGGTTTCTAAACCCAATCTTGTACAGAAATCTTGTAATTCCGCCACTTTATAGGATGATATCGATTTGATTGGCTTACCTATACTTTCCATTTTAAATAAAGATTTTTTATATTCCTCCACTTCATCCGTTGTATCTTTTAATCCATATTTTAATCCGTTATCAAACAATTGTATAACAAACATATGCGAATCATTCATAAGTTCATAAAAACATTTTTTGTGAATATAAAAAACGTTCATGTTTTCTAAAAGACACAAAGAAAAAAAAGTATAAATGTCTATTTTGTGTTCGTTGACGAGTTGGTTTTCTAGATGAGAAATGGACGCGAATTTGTGTTTTTTAAAAAGGGCTTTGTTTTCCCTTATTTTTTCAACATATTCTATTTTTATTCTTTTTTCTTCTACAATATGCTTTGGTGAAATCTCGTAATTAGAATATCCATTTTTCATTATGTAAAAACACCAAAACAAGGAGTCTTTTTCTCTCGGAAGAAAATATTTCTTTTTCTGTTTTTCTGTTTTTTCTTTTTTTTCTTTCTTAAAATCATTCAAGACATTCGAGGGCTTAAACTCATTCGAGATTTTAAATTCTTTTTCTGTATTGAATTCTTTTTCTGTATTGATTTTTTGGATTTTTTGAATTTTTTGGATTGGTTTGATTAGTTCAAATTCTTTAACCTCGTTCTCTATTTCCATAAACATATATTCGCGTAATTCATCTAATATATATTTATACTTTTTTCCCATTTCATTATCTCTTTGGTTCATAATTTACTTTGTTTGAATCTCTTTATTATCTTTACAAAAATAAATATTCTGTAAAGATTCCTTTTGTTGCTCAATACTATCTAGATTGGTTTCTTGGGTTTTTACATAATTAATATACATGATTAAATCGTATATTAAATCGCTTTTCAACTCGGATAAATTTACATGAACACCGTAATTATTCTCATTCAAAACAACTTGATTCTTTTTAGACAAGATTCGTAATACTTCAATCTGATTAAATTTATTCATGCTTTCAATAACACTCCGTATTTGATTTAATTCGTTTGTAGAATACTCTTTGCTTTGTAGAGTTTCATTATAATCGGTTTCGGCATACATATTTTCGTTTTCCATATAAATATTAATGAATTGTTTTTATACCTTTTCTCTTATTTCTTTTTCATCTTTATTCGGATTCACCAACTCGGCAATAACCGAAATGTATTTATCATTCAATTCAAAACGCTGACCAATAACACGAACCGTAATATTGTCTCCTTCTTGAATACTTGAAAAGTAAGGATTCATGTAAAAATGGTCTCTGGCAATAAACACTACTACAGGAGAAGGGAACTCTGATGCACTTTCTCCACGAATACCTGCTTTTGTAATATTTTTAGCCACACATGAAATAAGCGCTCCTTCCACTTGAAAACAAACCATGCATTCAAATACTACTTCAAAACGAATATTTACACCCCTTTCAATAATTCCGCTAGAATAAGTAATAATTTTAATAGAACCTGGTTTCACGTATCCTTCATTTATACATTTCCCTTCAAAATGAAAAGATAGATTTTCATGAATACTTTGGGTAATATTTTTATGAATAGCCACAATAGGTAACAAAATACGTTTTGTAATCAAACATCGCGAATAAATATCCTTTAGTTTGACTTCCCTTCTTTTGAATCTTTTTGGGAAAGGGCCCGTTTGTTTTTTGTCCATGTGTTATATAGATATAATCTTTTAATTATTTTTTCAATTTTATATTTAATTCGTTATACTTGAAAATATAATTAAATCTTGAATTATGAATCTTTACAATCCATTTTATTTGGATTCATCTAACCGTAAAAGCATCGTCATTTCAGGTGTTAAGAACCATATTTTCCCATTCTGCTTGATTTCATTAAAATATCTCAAGATAAATTCTTTTATAATACATAATTCTATTTGATTTATCGGATACGAAATAATATCCCCCTCTTTTATTAATTTCGTATTTTCTTTGGTATATCTCTCTTCCCCTATTATTTTATTCAAAGATTCGATTGTTTTTATTTTTCCCGCTTCATCACATCTAGCTCCAGTATTTCTTTTGGCGTCCATATTTTTTGTTTTAAACACCAAATATTTATTGCTTTTTTCGTATCCAATAAAACCAATCATATTATTGAATTCTTTTTTTGTTAATGAATACAATTGCAACATTCTCTCAGACTTATCTATGTCTTCCCCCTCTAAAGGCGTTGCTTCTATCCAATCATTTCTTTTAAATACCATTATTTTCCTCTTGTTCAATTCATAAAAAATGATACCTATAACATCTTTGCCTTTTGTCATAATAATATTTTTTTCGAAATATTGCTTTATTTTTGTAATAAAGGGGTCATTAGAAACAGAATAAACATAACGCAATAATTCCACTTTATCTTCAAATAAAAGTTGTTCTATCATATGCGCAACCACAAAATCAAGCAAATACTTTTTAATATCCTGATAATCTTTAGTTAATTTAATCATCGCCGCCCCACAATGCTTAAACCAATTCTCATCCCCTCTTGGAACTATTTGTCCTTTTGTAAATTCAATCGCTAATTTATAATTTGTTTCCAGTTCATTCTTCACTTTTAACCCTTTTGTTCTTTGAGAGACCTCTGTTTCCACGTTTTCATCGATTTGTTCGTATTCTTTTTGTTTCAACGATTTTTTATTTATATCAATACGGATCATTTCGTGTTTATAATTCAGAGGAACGGAACGTTCAAAAACAGAAATATTAGGATCGGTTAATTCAACCGGTTGAAATAAGTAGTACTCGCCAATATTGACTAGAGTACCTGAGCGCCCATATTTATCTATGATAGGTTCATTCTCATCTATTAACTGAGAGAGAACTGCGTAAATTTGTGAATACGGATATTTTTTAGGGGTTTGTATTCGTTGCATCAACGTTTTCTTGTCATAAAAAAACCCTTCCTTCATTAACATTTTTATTTTCTGTGTAATTTTATCAGAATTCATAAAAATGAACGCTTCATTATACGTGTCTTCGTTTATATTGTTATAATCAATTTTTTTATCCGGCCTACAAGAATAATTACAACTTGCCATGTAGTCACACGATGGAGAGAAGGGCGAATCTCCAATTCTAAAATCATGCATAACGGTTTTATTTGATAATTCTTGAGTAATCTCTCCTTCTATATTCTGCATCATTATTTCTTGTGTAAAATTAGTTTGATCGTGATTGATAATGCAATCTACAGATGTTTCTTTTAATAAACGCGTCACTCTACCGATCTGTACTGCTTTTAATTCTGCTGTTCGATACACATATAAATCCGCGGCTTCTTCTTGATTTTCTTTCCCAAGTATAGTTCCGTGCATAAAAATCTGCACATTTCGCTTTTCAAAAGGTAAATCTTTATGACTGAGATTACGCACCGCACGTCCAATAATTTGTTCCATTAAATTCATATTATACCATGGATCTAAAATGTGCACTTGACGAATATATTTCAAATCTATACCTTCCGACCCGGCTTTAGAAACAAGGACCACTTTTATTTTATACCCGTCTTTGTTATTTTCATCTGTCAAAGATTTTATGTCGTAATCATTATTTGGTGATAAACGCGGGTCACCGGTAATCATAACATATCGCGCAGGCATAAAATCCTTATCTCGTTTATTCTTTGAGGTCATAGTTTTTACATCTACTGGCGTGAATGTTGTTTTAAATAAATTTTTAGAATCTTGACCAAACCTTGTAAATCCCATTTCTTCCAAGGCTAAAGCCATCGGAATTAACCCGCTGTCAATATATTGACAATAAATTAACAAAATTCCGTCTGAAACGATTTGTGTATCTGGATTATAAATATTATTCAAGACATTTTTTATTTTAGAACTGTATTTACCTATTTTGTCATAGGCAAAAATATTTCCATATTTTCTCAACGTAGATTCTTTGTATTCAAATTCGCCTTTGAAAAAAGGGGTTTTATCTTTATTATCTATATAATTCATCATTCTACTCAATCCATTTTTGCCTGTTAAATGTCGAGGGTCAATTTCGTTTCCTCCGCTCTGCACACTTTGCACACTCTCTACTCCACTTTGCGCTCCGCTTTGAACACTCATGTCTGTTACGCTTTCCGCATATTCTGGTGAAAAACTTTCTCTCCGTGAGCTGAGCGCTTCCTTTAATCCTTCTATTGGATAAGAAACAATCAAACATTCCAACGGGTTTTGTAACACTTTGAATCCAAAAGTTTCCATATTTTCAAAGGTAGGCATCTGTTTTACACGGCCTGTTTTATCGGTAATATTAAAATTTTTGTTTCTTAAAGAAGAAATAATATACATATACGAACAGTATTGGCATTCTCCACAAGTGTTACAATTCTCTATAGTATTTAAATATAAACTTAAAATACGTTTTTTGTCTTCTTCTTTTATTTTTTTACGGTTCATCTGATATTCGGGATACGCAACTTGCGGAAAGGTTCTGCTTTTAGAAAATTCGCTTGGATATACCCGATACGGGAAAGTATAAGGGTTCTCACCCCTTACAAAGGAAACATATCCAGTTACTTTTTGAATTAACAACTCTTCGCCCTCTGGTTTAAATTGCCCGTTTTTTTCAAAAATATCTTTTACATCTATTCTTCCTCTTCTATCATTTATATTCATTAAATTTAACAACCATATGATTTCCTTATAACTATTATACATCGGAGTTGCAGACAATAATAACAATCTCATATTTAACGCGGATTTTACTAAATATTCTAGATGAACGGCCACCTTTTTGTTTTCATTATCATCGGATTTTCTTATATTATGCACTTCATCAATAACAATCAAACGCCCGTTAAATTCGTTCTGTAATCGTTTCATTATTTTTTTAGTAAGCACTAAATTGAAATCGCCCTTTACATCTTTTCTTTCTCTATCTACTTTTCTACCATCCGAGTCAATCGTTTTAATAATATAATTCGCGAATTGCCCGTATCCTAAAAACAAATAATAACTATTAATAATACTCTTTATTTGCTGGATGATTTTATCTTTGGGGACTCCTTTCATGTTCATCGGGTTTATTTCTTTAATTAATTTATTTCCAATACACGATTTAATATTCCACAATCCATCCACCAGTTGTAACTTTCTCTCATCAAACAACTGTAATTTAAAATTATCTTGGACATTTTCTGATGCAACAATAAGAATTCTTTGATGTATTCCCATTTGTTTTAAATAATCCCTCATTTCTTCGCACACGCCAATCGCACTACACGTTTTACCAGAACCTAACCCGTGATACAACAATAGACTGTTGTATGGTGTTTGGGACGATAAAAAATTTTTTACAAAGGCTTGATGTGGCTGTAATTCAAACTCCGCATTACTTAAAATATCGGCCTGTTTTTTTACGTCTTTGTGTATAGTTCCATCATATTTCGTTTCATCAAATTCTTTTTTTAAAGCGATTTTAACATTAAAATTCGCGTCATTTAAATTCGGATACAAGAAAGAGTCTTGAGACTGTTCCAAACATTCTCTCTCGACAAATTCTTTTTTCAATAAAAATTTGTTGCATGTATTTGAAAACATGTTTTCACAACTTGAGTCGTAGTCTTTTTCTAAATTATAATCACATGCATTCTGCAATTTTATGGAACTCGGAGAAGAAGGAGAAGAAGAAGAAGGAGAAGAAGAAGAAGAAGGAGAAGGAGGAGGAGAAGAAGAAGAAGGAGGAGAAGAAGGAGAAGAAGGCGAAGAAAACGAAACATTAGAAGGTGAGATGATTGGTTTGTTTTGTCCAGATGATTTTGAAGATAATATATTTTGATTCATAATAGATTGAGACATATATATTATCAATATAATGTATATTCTTGTATTACTTTATATATTCTTTGCACTAATTGTTTTTTTTCTAAATTATAAGGGCGTATCGATTCTAAACATCCTGAATAGGTTTTCCATTCTATTTTACTCACTTCTGCTTTTTGATAATCATTCAACAAATCATCATAAATATTATCTATATAAGCCAAAAAATATTTATGTTTATAGGATTTGTGGTTCGTTCCTATAAACGTTTCTTCAAAAGGTATAATGTTTTCAATCAATTTTATTTTTGATTGTGGAATTCCAGTTTCTTCTTCAAATTCTCTTAATGCGCACGATAAATCCTTCTCATCGTAATTACGTCGTCCTTTAGGAAATTCCCATTCTGTTTCTTCCCATGAAGTGCTGCTATTTTTAACAATTTCGGCTAAAGTAATTTTTACATCTTCATTCATGATACCATTTTTAATAACTTCAAATTTTTTAGAAGAAACAATTTCTTCGTTTTTATGCTGAACGTTTGTTGTTTCCCCCCACATTTTTTTCCACAGTTGAAGAAAGGACTCCTCTAATATACTATTTTTTTCGATCAAAGACATTTCATTCACAATATTTTGCACATGCTCTTCATTCAAAGGAGAATACTTTCCACGAATAAAATCAATATAACCGAATGTATTCTTTCTTCGAATCATGAGAAATTTCACTTTGGAATCAACGTCAACGGTTTTATCTATATGAAATAATACAATTCCATAACTAGTAATAGGTAATTTACACTGGAAAAATGCATGACCTGTTTTTCCGCAATTGTTACATAAGTTTGTATTTGTATTCATAAACATATTTATTATACAAACCATATGTTTATGTCATTAAATAATTATAAAATATATATATCATGTATTATGATTCTGTTATTTGGGGTCCTCACATGTGGTTTTTTTTACATACCATATCATTATGTTATCCATTAAGACCGAATGCTGTAACAAAAAAAAAATATTATGATTTTGTTCAAAATATTCCTTTGTTTATTCCTGTAGAGAGAATGTCTTCACGCTTTAGTAAATTATTGGAGGAATATCCGGTGACGCCTTATTTAGACAATCGCGAATCTTTTGTCAGATGGGTCTGGTTTATTCATAATAAAATAAATGAAATCTTGGAAAAACCACAATTATCTCTCAACGATTTCTATATACAATATCATGAAACGTACAAACAACCAGATGAAAAAATAATGGAAGAATTAAAACGTAAACATTTTTACATAAAAGAAAAGATCATTTATGGTGTTCTTCTTATACTTCTCGTTGGTGCAATATATTATTTATATGACAAATAAGTTTTTCAAATATTTATATCTTTTGTTTATATAAGATTTATAATAATGATTAAAGGAGGTAAAGTAATTGCCTCTGGAGGATACGGATGCGTCTTTAGTCCTGCCTTAAAGTGCAATAAAAAACGAAAAAAAGGAATGATATCAAAACTGATGATAAAAAAATACGCGTTGGAAGAATACAACGAAATTAATAAAATCAAAGAAAAACTAGACGACATTCCCAATTATTTAGATTTTTTTTTGATTGGTAATTTCTCTATTTGTCACCCAGAAAAGTTATCTGCTAAAGATTTACAAAATTTTGAGAAATGCACCGCGTTACCTAAAAAGAATATTACTAAAAAAAACATTAATAAATCTTTGGATAAAGTGGTTTCTTTAAATATACCATTCGGTGGGTATCCTGTCGATGATTACATATATGAAAATATGTCTCATGAAAAAATATCACAATTGAATGATTCGTTGATTGAATTATTAACAAATGGAATTATTCCGATGAACGAGAGAAATGTGTATCATTCGGATATAAAAGATTCCAATATTTTGGTGGACTATACAGAAAATAAAATGTATACCAGATTGATTGATTGGGGTCTCTCTGCTGAATACGAACCCCATAAAGGAGACAAATTTCCAAGAGTATGGGAAAATAGACCATTCCAATTTAATGCACCCTTTTCAAACATTCTTTTTTCCAAAACATTTATAGAAAAATATACCAATCATTTGAAGGAACATGAAATAAATAAAAACCTGAACACATTCGTTATCAATTATATACTTTTTTGGATGAAAGAAAGAGGTAACGGTCATTATAAATATATAAATAATATCATGTACATGTTGTTTAGTCATGGTTTAAGTGAAAAAGAAGAAAAATATCGTGTCAAGATAATAGAATCCGAATATACTATGGTGTATATTACTAATTACATCGTAAAAGTATTAGAACATTTTACTAATTTTAAACAGGACGGTCAATTAGATTTAAGAATCTATTTAGACAACGTGTACGTAAAAATACTGGATATTTGGGGGTTTATTACAAATTACATACCATTATTGGAAATTCTTTATGAGAATTATGATAATTTGAGCGAACGTGATTTAGAACTATTTAAACATTTAAAACGAATATTTATTGATTACTTGTATAATCCTAGAATCGAACCCATTTCTATTCCACACTTAACAGAAGAGTTGAAAAAAATAAACATCTATTTAAAAACTTCTTTTGATAAAAGACCCAATACGATTCGTAGTATTGCTGTTAATACAACTCGAAATATTATAAAAATACGTTCTATGATAAAAAACAAAACAAAAAAACGGAATCAACATTTACTGTTTTTATCCAAAAAAAAATAATGGATTATTATATAAAATGCAAAAACTATTTAGCCAACTTTGCACACCAGCCAAAATTTATTTTACCTTAGCTATTTTGTCTATTATAATAAGTTTACTACACGGTTTTCACGTTTCCTTTTTGATCAGTCATTTAATCGTTACTTTTATATGGACATACTTTTTAGCATGGTTATGTAAAAAGGGATACAAATCCATTTCTTGGTTTTTAGTATTAGCACCATTCATCATGATATTTTTGATTGCATTAGGTGTGATGAGAGAAATTAGAATAATTAGTAGTCTGAATCCGATTCCACAAACGATGAATAAAAAGAAATCACCCCAAACGAATTCAACCTCGCAAATGTGAAGGGTCGGCATTTCATTTTAGAATAAAATCAAAATTTCATTATATATCTATTTATATAATGAGAATGGAATTATGGATATTACTAATAACGGCTTTTATCATGTATAATTCATATCACGATGGAAAATATACGAAAATGTTATTGGCTTATAAAAAATACTACAGAATGGCATTTTACGCATTTCTTGGAATAAGTGCTTATTTGTTATTAAAGAGAAATCCGATTCAAAGTAAAAATATGCTTTTGTATGCAAATAATATGATTAAATACATGCCGATTGATAAATCTACGGTAGATTTTATTACACCTATTATTGATTTTACATCCAAAGATGACAGAAGTTTTATGGAATCATTTAATGATATTGACCCGGCTCCTTATAGAGAGAGAACACTATTAAATTCCGGTAAAAATGCTACAAAAAGGTCGGTGAGTGAAACCAAAAAGAAGTATGTTGCTTCTATACAAGATTGGAAATGTGGTCATTGTGATACAAAATTAACTGCCTGGTATGAAGTAGATCATAAAATTCGGTTAGAGTATGGAGGAGGAAATGATGTCCAAAATTTAGTGGCTCTTTGTCGCGAATGTCATGGAAAAAAGACGGCGATGGAGAATATGTAGGCGTGTATAAATTATTTATGTTTCTATAATATAAACTTATGAATAATGGAAATACAGGAAATACGGAAAATGTAATACCAAAATTAAGAACTCCTGGAGTATCCCTTTTTATCGGAATTGTCTATTTTGTGTTAATCTTAATGACTTTAATTGTATTATACAATCGCGGCATCAAAACAAAATCTCCGCACGGTGCTTCTAGAGAAAACAAAACGGCCACGTTGTTTATTGCTATTTTTTTCATTATATTAATACTAGGCCTTTTAATCGCTTTGTTGCCTAATTTATCAGATTTGAAAATATTACTTTCTCAAATGGTCCCTGTAGTATACGTTGTTTTATACACTATTTTTTTAATTTGCTTTTTAAGATATTTACCAAGCGACACTTTAAATAAATATCCGTATATTATTACTGCGGTAACGATGATATTTTCCGGCATTTTATTTTATAAAGGATTTATGCATGATTATATATCAGAGTTTAATTTAACGTATGAAAAAATAAAATTGATGATCCTATTTTTTTGTTTAATTACCACTTTTATTATTTATTATTCAGTTAATCCTGGAGATATTATTACAAAAACATTCGGTCCAACCTTTTTATTGACCATTCTATTATCGGTGTTTGCATTTTTATACTTAGTTGCAGTATTTACATTTACTTTACCTGGACAAGGACACGGAAATAAACAAAGAGGCGGATCATTTTCGGATATTGAATCTATTAGTGTCATGACTCTTTATTCCAATATTCTATTTTTCATATTTTTGTTTTTACTGTTTATAGGTGTTTATAATTATCCAGACGGACTCTTATCTAATGCAGGCGTTTCTGCGTTTGTCATTATATTTAGTTTGTTAATATGTCTAATCTATGCAGGAATTCAAATAGTAAATGTGTATACAAACATCAATCCAAGTAGCAAAATTTTATACATGAGTAATATATCCTTATTTAGAGAATCCCTTCTAATGTTATTCGGTATTATTGTATTAGGTATAGCGATTTCATGGATAGGAATAAATATGCAAAAATTATCTGATAATCCGACTGGTAGCACCGTTATGACCGTGTTATTAAATTTATTTTTGTTTTTAATGGTGATAACGTTGATTTATAAAATAATGCACAACGATACTTCACCAGGTAAATCTGAAAAAGGAAGCCCGCTATCAGAATTTATTAAAAGCATTCTGTTTTTTATCCCTTGTGTGATTTCAAATATGATTAAACTGTTGGTGCCTTTATTCAAGACTATTCTAAATTTAATCCTTTATATTCCATGTCTCTTTTTAAATACCAAAACGTCGCCAAATAAGGCTTCGGATGATAGTGTTTCTATTTTCATTATATGTTCTATTATTGTTTTAATTCTATTGTATAATTTGGTAATTTATTTGAAAAGACGTTCCGCTTTACAAGGAGGAAAATTATATGTAAATGACCCTATTAATACGAATACACATAAAACGATTTCAACTTATGAAGAACTGAACGGAAATGAAAATTTTAATTATCATTACGGTATTTCTTGTTGGTTGTTTCTAGACTCGTTCTCTCCTAATACAAACGCATCCTATCGTTATTATAGTTCTTTATTAAACTATGGTAATAAGCCAAATGTTCTGTATAACGCCGAATTAAATACGATGATAATAACTGTTCCGAAGCCCGGACTTCAAGTAGTTAAAAATGTCGTAAAAGAAATACAAAGTTTAGGTGAAAATCAAAAAAATATCGATTTTGATAAAAAAGGAATAAATATAAATGTGAATGAGATTGATATAGATTTAAATTCCACGAGTATTATAAATGATGCGAATAAAAGAACGATGGAAAAAATAAGGGAAATCAAAAAAGGGAAAAATAATATAAACCTAAATAAAATTCACATCGACTTGACGACGAGTAATGATTTAGAAGAGTTTGATTCTGAAAATGTTATTGTATACAGAATGGAAAAGGTATTGTTGCAAAAATGGAACAATCTAATTATCAATTATGATGGAGGAACTTTAGATATATTTTATAATAATGATTTAGTAAAATCTATAAGTGGGATAGTTCCTTATATGAGTTATGATTCTTTATCTGTAGGACAAAATGACGGAATAAATGGAGGTATTTGCAATTTAATTTATTTCAAAAAAACGCTCACCGCGACAAACACCTATTATTTATACAATTCAGTTAAAAATCAAAAAACGCCTATTATCGATTTCCCATCTTATTAGACAAAGTCGGATACCAAATAATTTAATACCAAATAATTAATTATATCTAGAAAATTTCTAAATCTAATATATATGAATCCTTTAAGTATTGTTATTATTGTTTTCGTTTTTATATTGATAATTATGTTGTTTAGATACATTTATGTGAATCCTTACCTATTGCAAGGACTCCAGAACGGTGAAACCCACACTAGTATCCCAACGAGCAAATTAGCGCAACCTAGTTCAGGTGTGCCTTCTAGTAATTTTGCCTACTCTATATGGATGCAAATTACAGACTGGAACTATCGTTACGGAATGCCTAAAGTTATTTTTGGAAGAATGGGAGCTTTATCCGACGTTTCGGGAGGTGATATAAGTGGAATTAATGGTGCAGACCCTTGTCCTTTAGTTGTTTTAGGAGCAATCGAAAATGACCTTACTATAGCAGTAGGTTGTTTCCCTGGGGAAGATGAGTCTTCCACTAGCACTAATAGCACTAGTAGTTCTACACTCAGTAAAACCAAAAAAACGGTGGTTCATACATGTAAAGTAAGTAATATTCCTATTCAAACATGGGTGAATTTAACGATTAGTGTATACGGTAGAACTCTAGATGTTTATATAGATGGAAAATTAGTCAAGACCTGTTTATTGCCTGGAATAGTAAGTGTAAACAATAATGCAGCTGTGCAAGTAACACCCAACGGAGGATTTGAAGGATACACTTCTAATTTACAATATTTTCCGAATTCTATTAATCCACAAGAAGCATGGGACATTTATGTAAAAGGTCCGGGCACGGGTATGGGAACTTATCAATTACAATTATCTGTTATACAAAACGGAACTACTCAAGGTAGTGTAACAATATAAAATTCTTTTCTTATTTCTCTATATAAATGAGCAATCAATATTCTTTTTCAACATCTAGAAGTAGTAACGCAACCTCTGACTTTTTAGAATCAAATAGTTTAGTCGCAAAATTTGCTTTTGTATTATTAGTTTTATTTGTATTTGTTATTTTATTTAGAGTCGGAATAAGACTTATTACTTGGTTGAATTCACCAAACACTTCTCCGAGATTAATAAACGGAATGGTAGATGCAACACAGGCCATTACTTTCCCGCAAGATCCAAGTTCTAATGGTGCTGCAACTATTTATAGGTCTAATAATGCCACGGACGGGATTGAATTCACGTGGTCTGTATGGATTTTGATAACCAACCTGACACGTAGTCGTAAATATAGTTGTATTTTTTACAAAGGTAATAATAATTTAACACCCGAAGGACGTAATTATCCGAACAACGCACCTGGATTATATTTAAAACCCGATTCAAATACTTTAGTCGTGGTTATGAATACTTATAATGTCATAGAACAAGAAATAGAAATTCCAGATATTCCCGTCAATTTATGGGTGAATGTTATTATTCGATGTGAAAATACTACTTTAGATGTATATATTAATGGAACGATTGCGAGAAGTTTGCAGTTATCCGGTCTTCCAAAACAAAATTATGGAGATGTATATGTAGCGATGAATGGAGGGTTTTCTGGAAATATATCCAATCTATGGTATTTTAATTATGCTTTAGGAACAGCGGCAATACAAAAAATCGCGATGAAAGGGCCGAATACTACATCGGTTAACGGAGCTGTTACTACCACAAGACCAACCGATTACTTGTCTTTGAGATGGTTCTTTTATGGAGCAGGAGACGCATACAATCCGATTGGAATAAATAATCCATATAAATAAACCAAAAATGAAGAGAAATAACTATCAATAAAAACTATAAAAACTATAAACTATAAAAATGATATATAATGTTTATTATATATCATGTCCTGTTTAGGTCCAGGATACAATCCTCAACCTCCGAGAGCTTGGAGTAGAGTACAAAATATTTGCTCCAGCAGTATCACCTCTACTTCTACTGGATTTGTCACAAGCCCTTTAACGGGCGAACAAATACCTGTAGGTAGATACGAATATGAAGCTCAAATGCTTTCCAAGGGAAATGTCCTTCAATATAAAAAAAATAGTACTTCATTAACCAGAAACCAACGTTATTCCAAGATTGCAAAAGGACAGTGGACAAATCGCACGAAAACCTGGGCAACTCAAAGCCAGACTTATTCCAACCCGAATACAACTAGTTTATGGAGAACCGGTTTTGTGGAAATAACTCTTCCTGATGTAATTGACCCATTCGGGTGTAATACTACAACCATTAAAGATGGAGGACAATTGATTTGTAATGTATTAGCAGACCCTTGTACCAATATACCTATCGCGCGTACTTTTAACAACCGGTGTTATCCTAGTAGTGACTCAAATGTGCCTGGAAGAATGTTATTATGCTGGAATCCGCGAATAGATTCATGGTATCCAAAAAAGAGATACACCATGAATAATAGCACCAACAAATGGCCACAGAATTATAAGGGATTTGTTAGTGCAAATGCGATACCTGCAATAAACACTATTTAACCAATAAATATTTTTGTATCATGAATATTTATAGATGCAGACATATTTTAGGACATTTGAAGATTATTTAATTTATAGAACAATTTCTTGTACTAAGAAAACGGCTACAGGGCCTATGGGAAATACAATTGATATTCCGAATGATAGAAATGAAAATCTAAATTGTATTAAATTCAATACTGATACGCTTTATAGAAAGTTTTAGATAGAATCTTTAAGCTCTTAAATTGGGATTAATACATATTTCTTGACTTGGGAATATATCTCCTGACATACATGTATCATTCACGCCCACTTGAGCACAAGTTCGGAATCCTCTATCTTCGCCTATGTAACACCAGCCTGCTTTTCCACCCCCCGTTTGAATTTTACTGTTTGAATCGTCTGCTTGATAATTAGCAGGCGCTTGTGGTTTAGATGAGTTTAATGAATTGTTTAGTGCAGTTGTCTGTACTGAATCTATTTTTGCAATCGACGCTTGTCCTTTTAGAGAAGCCGCTGTGGATGGCGAAGGGCCGCCTGGAGGAGGTGGAGTCGCAGGCTTAGTCGCAGGCTTACCCATTTGGTCGACTGCTTGTTGAACAGACGATAACCCTTTATTGATTTCTGATGCACTTCCGGTTACAATTTTTTGAGTACCTTCTAAAGTAACATCAGCCGCACCACCCAGAACACTTCCAAAAGCACTTGTAAGACTATTCACAATCGGGCTTGAATAACTAGTGATGGATTCTGATACTTTTTCTAAATATTCAGTCCCCTTGGCTAAATAGACAAATATATTAAACCCGGCAAATGTGAAAATCAAAAAGATGATTAACCAAGTACTTGCATCAATCTGTTTTAATCCTTCTAAAAAAGTCCAAGAACTATCAGTAGCCGTGATTTGATTAGAATTTACTACAGAGTCCATATTATAATAAAAATAAATTAAATTTTTGTTATAAATGTATTTCGGAATGAATTCCAGAAAAAGCCAGAAAAGCTGGAACAAATCAGAAAAATTAATGAAAAGACAATAAATACAAAAATTGATTCAAGTTTCCTAATATTTCATCACGAATATTAAACAAGTCCGTATTGGACATACTATTCATAAAAGCATCTTTGTTCAAATCAATAAGACATGTTTTACATTCTTTTATTCTCTCAATCAATTTTTCCTGAGAATTCAAATCCACAAGTGGAATTGTTTTTTGATTCAAATCAATCCTAGAACTCGTTTTTCCTAAAAGCACTTCAATAAATTTATCAATATTACTGTTTAAGGAAGAATACAATTCGTCGGTCGCTTTATGAGTAGCATAACTATGTGTTTTCCAATGATACAATTTTACCATGATTAATAATTCTAAAAATCGAACAGTAATTTGTTGCTGGAAACGTCTAGATAATGAATTGTAACTTGTGTTTTTGCGCGTATATTTTTTTTTCCTTTTTTCATACGTTTTATTCATTATATATTATAAATATAAAAGGTTTCGTCATTTTCAAAGGTAGAGAATAAATTAGATTTTTACAAATGTATCTTTTTATTTATATTTTTATTTATATTTATATTTTTATATTTTTATTTATCTTCTTTTTATATATGTCAGGCTTTAGAAATGATATACCTATTGCATACTGTATAAATTTAGATAGAGAACAAGAAAAATATAAGAAAGTACAAAAAAAATTTAAGGATACTATTGAAACTGTGCGTATTTCCGCAATAGACGGTAAATTGAATGGAATTTCTGGTATAACTGCTTTGTATAAAACAAACGTAAATCTATTTCATTATATAATAAATAGTGACTATCATTTACCTTACCTTATTGTTATTGAAGATGATATACGTAAACATACGAATTTTGAGATGTATTGGCCTAAAATTCTGGAATTTATAAATCATTCCGGTTGGGATTTTATTAGTTTAGACTTTTTATTGAATTTAGAAAGACCTAAACTAGAAATATATAATGATTTTTTGTATAGAGTAGAAAAAAGTAGAATGACTGGATTTATGATATACAACGTAGATTTTTTAAGAAAAAATATAGACTATTTATCATCAAGTGGTTGTTTGGATATGAATATGAAACATAATCTGAATTTTATTCAGCTTATACCTAAGGAATTAATCGTAAAACAAAAGGTTAACAAATTTTCAAATACAGCTAATTGTGTTACATCTAATTACAAAAAATTCTATAAAAAAACAGAAAAATACCTACAAGAGTATCATTTTGAATAATTATTTTTTTTGGTCTGTCTAATAAAATAATTAATAACTGTATATGGAAAAAAAAATAATTAATACCTTAAGAACAATTTCTGTAGATATGGTGCAAAAGTCTAATTCAGGTCATCCAGGAATGTGTTTAGGTTGTGCTCCGATGATGTTTGTATTATGGTGTAAAATAATGAATTTTAATCCATCAGATCCCTTTTTAATAAACAGAGATCGCTTTATTCTTTCAAATGGTCATGGTTGTGCCTTGTTATACTCAATTTTGTATTTATTAGGATACAATTATGAACTTTTCGATTTGCAAAATTTTAGACAAATTCATAGTAAAACGCCAGGTCATCCAGAAATGAATGTATCTCATGGTATTGAAATAACTACTGGACCTTTGGGTCAAGGTATTGCTAATGGAGTAGGTATGGCTATTGCATCAAAAAAATTAGGTATTGATAATTTTATTTATGTTATGTGTGGGGATGGCTGTCTAATGGAAGGTGTTTCTTATGAAGCAGCCTCTTTAGCAGGTCATTTAGAATTAAATAACTTAATTTTATTATATGATGATAATGGCATTACAATTGACGGAACGACTGATTTAACTTTTACTGAAGATACTAGAGGCCGATTTGTATCTTTTAAATGGAATGTACTTGAGGTAAATGATGGAGATAATGATATAGAAGATATTTATAATAATTTGTTATTAGCAAAAAAATCTATCAAACCAACTATAATATTTGTTAAAACAACTATTGGTTTTGGTTCAATTAATTCAGGAACAAGCAGCGTTCATGGTGCACCTTTAGGCGAAAATAATGTTAAAAAATTAAAAAATCAACTCAATTTTGACGAAAATGTAACCTTTTTTATAGACGAAGATGTAAAACAATATTTTTTAGATCTGAAAAATGAAAAAATCGCATATTTTAACGATAATAACTTATCTTTATACGAAAACAATATTGATAATATTATTAATGAAATAAAAAAAATTAAAAATGAAGATAAAAATTATGCATCTCGTGATAGTTCATCTATTGTTTTAAATAAAATTTCGGAATTAACAGAAAATATAATTGTTGGTAGTGCGGATTTAGCTGAATCAAATAAAACTATGATACATAAGGGCGGAATTATTAATAAACATAATTTTAAATCTAAATATTTACATTATGGAATTAGAGAACATTCTATGATAGCAATTGCTAATGGTATAAGCACATGTGGTATTTTACCGGTTGTAAGCACTTTTTTAGTATTTATTACATATTGTTTGGCTCCTATTCGTATGGCTGCATTATCACGTCACAAAATAATTTGTGTGTTTACACATGATTCTATTTTTTTAGGTGAAGATGGTCCAACCCATCAACCAATAGAGTCGCTTACTATTTTACGAAGTATTCCGAATTTATTAACTATAAGACCTTGTGATGTGAATGAAGTTTCAGGGGCATATCAAATTGCATTAAAACATGAAGGACCTACATCAATCATTATGTCTCGTCAAGTTTTACCCAATATACATGGAAGTTGTATGGAAAAAATGAAAATGGGTGCGTATATTGTTTATAAAAATCATGAAAAAGATTGCAATTTTATTATTATTGCTACAGGTTCAGAAGTTTCACTCGCGATTGATATTGCAAAAACATTAAGAGAATTGAATATTAATATTGTATCTATGCCTTCTTGTGAATTATACGATTTGCAACCCAAAGAATATAAGGATACTATTTTACCAAAAAAAATATTAAAAATGAGTATTGAGGCTGGCTCAACTATTGGTTGGTATAAATATGCAAATTATGCATATGGTATAGATACTTTTGGTTCTTCTGGTAAAATAAATGATTTGAAAGAGTATTATGGTTTTACTGTAGAAAAAATTGTAAGTTATATTAAAAATATCTAATAAAATAAATCAAGATTACTGTAAAATCCTTAAATGCAACATTTTCATAATATATTTTTATATTTTTGCAAACTTATATCTAATCCATCAAGGTCTAGTTTTAGATTATGCAATTTTGTTCCGTTACCTGAATAATTATTTGTAGATTCATTTTTTATTATCTTTATTTGTTCATTATCTATGATTAGTTTTGCTATTTCAGATAATTTATATTTTTCATTATAACAAATATTTATTGTTTTTTCAAGTATTCCAATATTATTTGCATTATTAACATAATAATCGATGATTTTAACAAAATCATCTTCATAAACAAAATCAAAAAATTTATCTTCGAAAATTGTAACTTTTGAATTATTTTGTTTCGCTAAAAAACACGATTTTATAAATCTTTCGTTTTCTTCATTCGTATGAAATATGTTAAATATTCTAAAATTAAATACATTTACAAATTGTAAAGATCTCTGATATATAACATACTTAGAAAAACCGTAATAATCAGTTGGAATAGTAAATATTTCGTTCTCCTTTTTATTTAATATATCTGTTGCGCGGTCATAAATCGCTGCTGAATCAAAATTAATAATCATTTTAAATTCATAGGCAAACTTTAATATATTTTCAAACATCAATAAATTTTTATGCGTTACATCTCCATTTTCTTCTTTGGTTCTTCTTCCTCCTAAAATAGCTGTATGAATAAGAATATCAAAATGATGATTGTTTAAATAACATTCAATCTCTTGTAAATTTAAAACATCTAAATCGTTGTGTGATAAATTTGTAATATCATGTTTCGAAGATAAATTATTTTTTATTATTTTAGCAATATTTCCTCTACCTCCCGTAATTAAAATTTTCATATATATATAATGAATCAAAAACTTTATTCAGCTTTTAATTTGAATGAAAATGATAGTGAAACAATAGTTACAAATAAACCAAATACTGTTTATTCGTTGAAAACCTTCTATCAGCAATTTCCTCATTTTAATTATCATATGTATCGTGAAGCAAAAAAAGATGTGTTGAATAATTTGGGAGAAGTAGATACAATAATAAACTGGTTTAAAAATGATATTGATTTTGATTTTTCTCAAAATATAAATTATAAAAATAAAAAAAATATTATTATATACCCTCACATGCCATTTTCTGATAATAATGGCGGTATCGTGGTTCATTACAATCTAGCTAATTTAATAGATAAAAAAGGTGAAAGAGTAAGAATATATAATGTATTTGATAATAATTCTCCGAATCATATATTTAATAATTTTTACGAAAATGATTTTATTAACGATAATTGTATTGTTATTTATTGCGAAGGTATTATCGGTAATCCTTTAAATAGTAAATATGTAATAAGATGGATGTTAAGCGAAATTGGTAAAAATGTTTCATACTCATCTTTAAATACATGGAAACCTCTTGAACTTGTTTATTTTTATAATAATGAAATTTCACTTGTCGAGAAAAAAAAAGAAAATCCCGAAATTTATAAATTTTTAACTTATTTTTATATTAATGATAAAATTACAAATTTAAACAAACAAAGAGAAAAAAATATTTGTTATACAATAAGAAAAAGATATTCTTATGATTCTTTAAATTTGCAAATACCGGATGATTCTTTTGAAATTACACGTGAACATACGGTTGAAGATTGTATTAATATCTTTAATAATTTTAATTGTTTTATTTCATATGATCCATTAACATTTTTGCAAATTATATCTGTTCTGTGTGGTTGTGTATGTATCGTATGTCCTTTAAATAATGTGAATAAAGAAGAATGGTATAAAATGACAGCATTTTATGAATACATGAAAGAAAATAACGTAGAAGATATTTATGGTATTAGTTACGGGTTTGAAGATCAAGATATTAGTAAAGCTAAAGATACTCTTCATTTATCAAGAAAACAACTAGAACATGTGAATGATTGGTTTATTGAAAAATATATTGTGCGTTTTTTAGAAGATATAAGTGATTGGAAAAAAAACCGGAATTTTTTATATAAAGTGTACAATATGGAAAATCTTACATTTTATGAAAAGTATCCGGATTTTGATATAGAATTTTATAAAGGATTTTATCCAGATTTACTACGGGCTTTTGGAGATAATACAAAGTCATATTTTGAACATTATAAAACGTTTGGTAAAAGCGAGGGACGATTATGTTGTGAAAATAAATTTTATGAAAGATATCCGGATTTTGATCTAGAATTTTATAAAGGATTTTATCCAGATTTACTACGGGCTTTTGGAGATAAGACGAATTCATATTTTGAACATTATGAAACATTTGGTAAAAG